ACCACCTTCATTAATAAATATACCATAATCATTTAAAGCTATCTCTGGTAATATATTTAATAATTTAAATGCACCATCTCCTAATATAAATCCAGCTCTTTTACCTTCTGCCCAACAAATCTTCATTAAGTTACATACTCTTTCTACTACACGTTTTTTAACTTGTGAGTGTTGAAAAAACCAATTTTCTGTAACTAAATTAGATTGTATTACAGTTCTTTGTACATTACCTACTGCTTCATATTGCGATACAGCTCCTTCTCTTTGTGGAGATATACCACATACCTGACCTGCTGTTTGTTCTAACATTAACTTAAGATTAATAAGTTGTTGTACTGAATTAGATAAAGTAAAGTCTACTTGTTGGAATTGATTAAATCTTGCAGTATCTGCCCCTTCATCCCTAGAGTTTATAGGAATTATACCATCGTTTTTAATATGATATAATACTGTTTGCATGTCCATACCTATATTAGACGGCATTTGTGAAACATCATAAACTACAGCCTTACCACCTGCTCTTGACAAAGTAAGTTCTATATGATACATTACAACATTATATAAAACTTGTATATGCTTTAATACATCTACTAAACTAGTTACTCTACCTGCAGACATGTTATGAGTACAGCCTACATAAGACAAAGGTGTAGAACCAGCATCATCTACAGACCTTACTTGATTAGGTCTTCTTCTGCATCTTACAGCTATTCTGCCACCTATTTTAGTCCCCTCCCAAATATCATCTACGTACTTAGTTTCTATTTGTTCTCCCTTTCTAGCCTTATATGTATCAGCTACAGCTTTTCTAAATGGATTAGCAGGGTCATATTTGTTTGGAGATACTTTAAATTTTAAAGCTCTTATCGATTTCCACTCCCCTTGTATTATTCTAATTCTTACACCA